ATTTGCGACCAGGGAATGAAGATTCCCATCGACGGTGGCACGAATGCCGACACGCTGGCCGACGATGGAATCCGTAGTGATCTCGGCAAGGCCGCCCAGCGGGATCGAGACACCAGGTCCTTTTTGCGGCCAGGGAAGGCAGGAGGTGAAGTAGTCGTGACGTTTGCCACGCCGACGAAGCGTGTAGTCGGCGGGATTGTCCGGGCCGTCGCCAGTAGCGACATTCACGGAGTCCTGCAGGTTTTCGTCCCTGTACCACTCGTTAAATACGAGGTTGTAAGCACGGTGCCAGAGGGCAGAGTGGGAGACACCGGCAACGCCGACAGGAAGGCCGAAGTAGTCTTCCAGGGAATTGACCTGGTAGCCGCCAGCTGGCGCTACGAGCTGAGGAACGACGAAGTCGGTTGAATCGTCGGGGTTGCGTTGTTCGCCGTTGAATTTTTGCCAGTTGTCCCACACCAAGCGCATGGGCACCGAGAAATAGTGCGTATCCAGGTAAAGGTTGTCCATCAGCGGATAGATGGGCGTGGCCAGGCGGGCGAAGAGCGTCGATTTGACGGTGAAGGTATCACCAGGGAGAGCCTCATCGACGAAGAACGGAACCAGGTAGCCAGCATCGAAAGTGGTCTTGTACCCATGGGAACGGTCAAATGAGCTGCGGGGAATTTCTGCCTTCGGCACCTGGGAGAACTGATGCTTCATTACAGACGGATTGCGGTGCATGGTTAAACCTCCTGGTTAAGGAAAGACGACGCCAGACCCAGCGAGATGGGATTCTGGTGCATGGTGATCTGGCCGGTTTCGTCATCGAACTCGCCCAGCTCGAACAGGTGAAATGACGACGGGTATTTCGAGATATCTGATTTCGGGTCCCTGGCCAGGGTCTCGAAGTAGCGAAGGGCGTACTGACGATGATTGACATGAAACGGCACGGCATACGCGGCGATGCCGGAATCGAAAATGGACATAACAGAATATTTCATAGGGTCTTTTTCCTTAGAGCAAGTTGAGCGTTTTTGACGGTTTGGCGAACGGCAAGTCGCTCGGGTGTATTTTCGCTTGCGCGCCGTTTAGCGCGACGAGTCCGGCGACGTTTGATTCGTTCGAGAGCGGAAGGGCTAATTGCTTCGAGTTTGCGGTCATAGAACTTGGGCGGTTTTTGTTCCTTTCCGTTGAGAACGATAGTGTCTGAAGGGTACGCGTCAGACGCGAATTTATCGAACCAAGTTTGGCCGATGGCGGGACGAAGAGACATCCGAGAGAACGGAGGAATCCGGTCAATGATCTCGCCAGTAGCAGGGACCACAACCTGGTATTGCGTCGCCTGGTCGCCGTTGAGTTTATCCACGATGTAACCGGCGACGTAGCGACACGACGCGAACGTGACCTGGCCGATTTCACAACGGCCAAGGCCCCAGGTGTCCGTGATGATTTTTGACTGATAGAGCGGATCGTTTGGCGATCCTCCCGATTTTTTGAGATCGGGGAGGAAGAGCCCATAGACGATGATGTGGTAATGCGGTCGGCTGGTTTCACCACCGTATTCTCCAGAGTAGTAGTAACGAAGGCGTCCGCATTTCTTGCGGAGCTTTTTTAAGAACAGGGTCATATCCCGAGGTTCGAGAGAACCTCCGGGGGGTAGCTTGTCCTCCGAGTAGGTCAAGGTGATGAAGTGCGCATGGGCGTGCATTTGCCGCTCGTGAGAAAGGCGAACCGCCCATTGCCTGGCGCGCTCTAGTCGGCATCCGATACATTGGCCACAGGGGACCTCGACCGGTAAGTCGCGGTAGCCCCCCTGGCCAAAGGCAATCTTTCGTTTGCCATTTTTCGTCAGCTCGGCAGAGCGGAATCCCTGGAGCGGGGAGTAACAGGGCATGGCCTCACAGGCGTATGCCGCCCCGCATCGGGTTCGTCAGGTTGCGAACATGGGTCTTCGACCCCGTTTTCGAGAAAAGGCGCTTGCTCGATTTCTTGTTCATTTTGAAGCGTTTGGACATGGTTTAGACCTCCGAGAATTAGGGCCAGAAGGCCCAGGATGATTTTGAGGGTGAGCATTTGGTGTCACCTGGAACAGTTACATCAAGAATAGTACTGTTCTTTTTCGCTCACCAGGGGGAGTTATTGCCCACCTGGGACACCACCGGGAACGCCGGTGGTTGAGCGGGAATCGTTTGTAGAGGGGTTAGAAGGCGGTTTGGGCGATTCTGAGGGTGTAGGGGCTACTGCCCCCTTGGACCATTCCGCTTCGGGCTTTAGAAGGCCCATTTGGGCCATTTCCGAGCGGTTATTGGGGTCATGTACGAAGTCCAGGAAGGCTCCTGGATCGTTATTGAACCTGGACCGGATTGCAGAGGGCAGCTCCTGGAAGGCGCTGGATGCTTCTGCGACCAGGTTCATTGCCAGGTCGAAGTCGAAGCCGGTGGCGTCGATGTATTGCGGAGCGGTCGGGTTCAAGTTGTCGGGCAGCTGCCCGGTTGCCTGGTAGCGCGACATGATGACGTTGATGTCGCATTCGTCTTTGAAGGATTGTTTTGTCCGGCCTTGTGCCGGGAAGTTGATTGCGATTTTGAGATGGGGAGAGTAAGCGGTACGGAAGGGAAGATCGGGGATAGAGATTTGAGGACGGGTAGGTTTTTTCATGGTGTTTGGAAGTGATTTTAGGAAGTGATTTTGAGTGATTGAGTAAGCAGGATAAGAAGGGGCCTTGTGCCCCTGGTGAGACTAGCGCGCTCCGCTTGCTGCCTGGACGATTGGCTTCGCCAACCGCCCAGGTCGCGTTATTTTTTTGAGAACCTCTTTGCAGAGTTGAAAAGACGAAGACCAGGGATGATGTTGCCGACCGCGTCAGTGGCATCCTTTGCAATGCCGACCTGGCGTTCGGTTTCACCGTATTTGCCGAGAAGATCAGCGGTGATGTTTGCCCCGCGAGCGGAGGCAGAATGTAGCGACGCAATCGCCTGGGCGGCGATGGTTTGAGCGTCGCGAAGGACGATCTCGCGATCGGTTAGTGCCGTCTTACCAATTTCATGGACGGCTTGCTTGCCCAGGAGAGTTTCCTGGGCGCGTTTTGTGGCGGTGTCCTGTTCGACATTCCCTGGGCGAAACCCTTCGGTTTTTCCCAGGGCTTTTTTGTGGATGGTGTCTGCCAGGACGTTTTCCGGTTTGTTGATTTCGGTCACGGTTTGCGCGTCGATATTCCGCGCCTGGGCGTCCTTAACCTTGATGGAAGCCAGGACGTCGTCCAGGGAAGCCGCAGCCAGGGCAGAACTGGCCGCGCCTTCCACCGGGTTGCGCGCCTGGTACGAAGCCCCCTGGGCAGAAGCCCCAGCAGGGGATGACGCTCCAGACCGATTTACGGAAAGGATAGGGTTGAGCCCAGCAGCTCGGAGATCGGTGACCTCGCGCTGGTGGGCGGTGTTGGACATACGTTCCTGGAAGGCCATTTGCTCAGCAGTCTGAGCGGCCTGGAACTGCATTTGTTTGTCGGCGGAGGCGGAGCTCGCCTGGTTGGCCATGATGCCACCCAGGAGAGAAGCCCCCGCACTAATGAGTGCGGGGATCAAGATGTTCTCCTAAAAGTGGTCAATAAGACCAGGAACGCCATAGACGGGCATGGGCCTGGCACAGCGCATTTTGATGTACGAGTCCAGGAGGAAGTGAGGCTCAGTCGTCACAGCGATGACGCGATCCAGGGGCGGATTTTCCTCAATGAAGGAAGCGTCCAGGACCGGTTGAGTTGCGAAGTCCTGGGAGAGGTGCCAGGCGTCCAGCGACTGCGGATCTGAGCTGCGGAACTTGCCGGTGATCATCGACGGCTTGTAGCGATACTCCGCATAGCGTTCCTGGTAGCCGAAGACCTCTTCGTCAGTAGCGGTGCCGGTGGCGTAGATTTCCTTGTTGAGCACGGCTTGCTCGCCAATGTGCGAGAGCGCCGGCCAGTAGAAATCAAAGCGCGTTTTGCGGGACCACATCCGATTGAGTCCCTGCTGATAAGTGAGATCGGCACGCACGGAAACGAGACCAATGATCAGGCAATGCTCCGTGAAAGACGTAGTGAAGCCGTGATTGCGCGCCAGGGCAGTACCCATTGCAGACAGGTTGCCCTGGGGCGTAGCGGCATACGTGCCAGTCCCCGAGGTTTGCGGAATCGGAGAGATATTGACGGGCGTGCTACCGCCGCCCAGGTACTCGGGACGCTGGAGCCTGGCGTCGGGTGAAGTGACGCCGAAGTGGCTCTTGATGATTTCGGTGTAACGCGTGCCGCCCCTGGCGTCACGCTCGTAGATTTTTTGAATCTGAAACGCCTGGCGCAGAGAGTTGATGGTGGCCGCCGAGGCAGTGGAAAGATCGGCATACATGGCGCTAGGGCCGGTCGAGCCGGAGACCTGTACCTGGTAGGTGTCGCCCGCATTTGCGACCAGGGAATGAAGATTCCCATCGACGGTGGCACGAATGCCGACACGCTGGCCGACGATGGAATCCGTAGTGATCTCGGCAAGGCCGCCCAGCGGGATCGAGACACCAGGTCCT